CGACGTAGGCCATCTCGGCTTTGCCGGTCTGACGAATTGATAGTGCGTGCGCCATTTGGGTGTCTTTCTGGTAGGAGGGGTGGACGGGCCGAACCCGCCGGTTAGTCGCTAAGGTCGAGGTCGATTTTCTCGCCTGGGACGATTGGGCGGGGCGCCGGAATTGGCTGGCCGAGATTGCGCTCGAACCAATCGCGCGCGCCCTGTTCGTCGGCTGCGGCGACCCGCACAGCGAGGATGCGATTGCCAGTGGCCAGATCGGTGCCCGGGGTGTCGAAAACGAATTGCATGGGGGTCGCTCCGTGGTTGGGAATAGCAGTATTCTTATACCACGATTACACTACCGGAACAACTATAATGCGCCTCTATATTTGAAAAGGCGCGGTCATTACTTCGATTTGCGGCGACAATTAGTTGACCGGGAGCACCAACTCCTGGGCGGGTGCAGTTCCCGTAGCCGCTCCAAGCGCGCGGTCGCGCGGTGCCGAAAGATGGCACCGTGCGAGGGTCGGAATCACAGTTTGCCGAACTGGCGGCGAAGCGTCTCGATGCCGGTGGAGAATTGTCTGTCGCCGGCGGCGATGATCGCCATGCCGGGCTTCTGCGGATCAGGCCCGACCACGCGGTGCAGCTCGCCCGCAATGGTGGCGGTGCGGCCTGTGAAGGGCGCAACGTCAGGGATGGCGGTCGAGGCAATGACGCGGCGAAGCTGCGGGGGCATCAGGGGATGCTCGTGCTGCGGCAGCGACTCAAAGCCGAACTCCGGCACCGTGGCGCCGAGGGCCTCGGCGAGCCATTCCGCGGCCATCGCGCGGTGACACCACTGGCCGGGTGTTGGTGGTTCATAGCAAAGCAGAACCGGAACCCGGCCGCTGGCGAGGCCAAGCAGCGCGTCGGCGACGAGCCTGGGGTCGAGACGCCCGAGGATCTCGGTTCGATAAAGGCGGTAGTACTCCTCGATCCCGACGCTGTTGAACCATGGTCCAGGCGCGAGCGAGCGGAAGACGCGGTAACCGGCCGGCAGCCGGCGCGGTGTGCCGCGCGAAATGCCGACGCGCAGATGATCGTCAGGGAGCTTGGTTGCCCACGACGCGGTTTTAATAAGAGGCAGCGCCGGCATGGAAATCGTCCCTTTGCGAAAGCCGTTTCAGACGGTGCTATCCTAGCACAGGTCGGTCACGAATGACACGGAAAGTTGCAGTATTCTCCTACGTCTTTGACGAAATGCCAAGTCTAATGCCGCATGATTCCATTGACGTTACAGTAGCCGTCTAGCCCATGTTCGTCGGAGCTGTCCCACGCCCTGCTGTAGAGCAGATCACGCGCTCTGTTCCGTTCACCGACTGGCGCCAGGTCTTCGTCGGATGCTCCGGATCGTTCCGGTTCGACCGCGCGGTGCGGGACGTCCATCCGACGGTCACCGTGCATTCCAACGATGTGTCGCTGCTGTCCTGCTCGCTGGGCGCGCTCGCCACCGGCGGCGAGTTCCCGATCGCGTTCAAAGGCCGGCTCGGCTTCATTGAGGACCTGGTCGCCGGCCAGCCCTTCGCGGCGCGGGTCGCGGCCGTCGAGGTCGCGCTGGAGATGGCGAAGTACAAGGGCGCCAACCCTTATGCCCAGGCGCACTTTGCACACTACGAGGAACGGTTCACCGAGTTCCTGGCGCCCGCCTGGAAGCGGCTCGATGAATTCCTCGAAGGGCTGCACGTTGCGAGCTTCTGCCCAGGCGACTTCCGCGACCAGGCCAAGCGCGCGGCCGAGGTGGGAGGCGGGGTTGCGGCTTTCCCGCCTACCTACAAGAACGGGTATGAGCGGCTGTATCGCTTCGTGGACCAATGCACCGACTGGCCGCGGCCGTCCTATGGCGTCTGGGACCCGACTGCGCTGGAGGCGTGGCTGGATGAGCTGGACGCCATGCGGGTGCGGTATTGCGTGCTGACCGACCACACGCTCGAACACCACCAGCCGGTGACCGTCTATCGCGGGGAGTCGAACAAGCCGGTGTTCACCTTCTCGGACAGGTCCGCCAGCTCGGTGCGGCGCGCGCTGCATCGGTCCGAACCGTTCCGCTACACCAAGCTCGATCCGGCGGCGCTGACCCCGGCGTCGAAGGTGGAGATCATCAGCGCAACATCGGTGCAGATGAACTTCCTGAAGGACATCTATCTCGCGAAGGGGATCACGCACACCGCCGGCCTCGCGAACTTCCTCGTGATGATCGACGGCCATCTGGCCGGCGGCTTCATCTACTCCCGCGACAAGTGGGGCGGGGACCTCCTTTACCTGCTCTCGGATTTCGCGCTGTCGCCGCGGAGCCGGGTGTCGAAGCTGATCGCGATGCTGGCGACTTCGGCGACGATCATTGACCGGATGCAGGTCAGGCTTGTGCAGCGGATCGACTCAGTGATGACCACCGCCTTCACGTCGAAGCCGGTGTCCATGAAGTACCGCGGCATCTTCGAACTGTTGGGCCGTGGCCCCGGGATATTGAACTATGGCAGCAAGATCAGACGCCAAACCCCAGCCGAAATCTACACCGAGTGGTTCCAACGGTTCGTTGCAAACGCGCGTCACACGGATGCGGCTCGCCGACCTGACGCTGCTTGAAAAAAACGCCCGGTTTATGAGGGGGGCAACGTTCGCCCGCCTCGTTGCGAACATCAAGGCAGATGGCTGTCTCACCAGCGTTCCACTGGTCGGCCATGTGGATGGCAAGCTGCTGGTCGCCTCGGGCAACCATCGTGTGCCGGCGGCGATGAAGGCGGGCATTGAGGAAGCGGACGTTCTCGAAATTCTGACGCCACTGACTCGCGCGCAATTCGTCGCGCTGCAACTGAGCCACAACGCGGTCGTCGGCGAGGACGATCCGAACATTCTCCAGTCGCTCTATGCCGAACTCGACTTCGGGTGGAAGGAATACTCGGGGCTGACCGACGATGCGTTCAAGGTCGAGGACCTCGACACCTCTGTGCTGCGCGTCGGGCAGCCGTTTTATGAAGAGTTGCAAATCTTCTTCCTGCCGGCCGACGCGGCGATCTTCACGACGCTGCTCGCCAAGATCGCCAAGTCGAAGGCCGCGGTCACCCGGCTGGTCGGGGCCTATGCGGACTTCGACCAGTTCTTCCAGGGGCTGCTCGCCGTCAAGCACGCAACTGGCGTCCACAACACTGCCGTCGCGTTGCGGATGATGGCCGAGCTGGCGGCCGATGCGCTCGCTCGCCGCGAGGAAGCGGCTGCGACGGGCGACGCGGAGGAAGCCGATGCTGGGGCCTAAGCCGAAGCCGACGCGGCTGAAACTGGTCACCGGGAACCCGGGGCGGCGACCGCTCAACGATCAGGAGGCGAAGCCGCGGACGGTGATCCCCGACCCGCCCGATATGCTGAAAGACGAGGCGCTGGCAGAGTGGCACCGCATCACGCTGCTACTGGCCGAGGTGGGCCTGATCGCCAAGCTCGATCGGGCCGTCATCGCCGGCTACTGCCAAGCCTGGGCGCGGTGGGTCGAGTGCGAGCGCCAGCTCGTGACCACGGGCCTCATCATCAAGGCAGCAAACGGGTTTCCGATGTATTCGCCCTATCTGACGGCCGCGAACAAGGCACTCGATCAGGTGCGCCAGCTCTCGGAGCAGATCGGCCTGTCGGGTTCGGCGCGCTCGCGGATCAAGGCGAGCGACGCGCCGGGAGACGCCGACGCGGCCGAAGACTTCTTGCGTGGCAGGGCGTAGGCGGCCGGCAAAGCCGCAGGACCCTGTCGAGGCTTATGCCAGGGCCGTTGTCGAGAACCAGGTCGTCACCGGCCGCCTGGTTCGCCTCGCCTGCGAGCGGCACCTGCGCGACCTTGCGGACGGTGCGGCGCGTGGATTGCGCTGGGACCGCGCCACAGCACAGCGCGCGATCGACTTCTTCCCGGCGGTGCTGCGGCACAGCAAGGGGCAGTATGCGGGGCTGCCGTTCGACTTGCTCGATTGGGAGCAATTCGTCGTCGGCTCGATCTTCGGCTGGCAGCTCTGGCTGCCGGACAAGAAGATCGAGGTCAGGCGGTTCCGCACGGCGTTCGTGTCCACCGCCCGGAAGAACGGCAAATCGACCATTGAGGCCGGCATCGGCCTGAAGGCGCTGATAGACGAAAACGAGCCCGGCGCGGAGGTCTATTCCGCCGCGACGACGCGCGACCAGGCCCGGATCGTGTTCTCCGAGGCCGAGCGCATGCGGGCCGGTTCGCCCGCGCTGCGCCGACGGATCGTCAAGACGACGAACAACCTCGCGGTGCTGGCAACGGCATCGTGGTTCCGGCCGCTCTCGGCCGACACGTCGAAGATGGACGGGTTGAACGTGTTCGTCGCTCTGGTGGATGAACTGCACGAACACCCCGACGCCGGCGTGATCGAGAAGCTCGACACCGGCATGGGCGCGCGGCTTCAGCCGCTGATGTACGAGACAACCACGGCGGGGGTGAGCCGGACATCGGTCTGCTATCTGCACTGGGATTTTTCGGTGAAGGTCCTGGAGGGGCTCATCCCGGCGGTGACCTCCGATCGGTGGTTCGCCTTCATCGCGACCGTGGATGAGGGCGACGACTGGCAGGATGAGCTGGCGTGGCGCAAGGCGAATCCGTCGCTCGGTTCGGTCCTCCAGATCGAGGATTTGCGCGCCGAGGTCGCACTCGCCCGGGAGATGCCGTCGCGGCAGAACTCCATCCGGCGCTTGCGGCTCAACCAGTGGACCCAGCAGCTCGTGCGCTGGATCCCGATGGAGGTCTGGGCGCACGGCGCCGAGCCGATCGACGCCGAGGCGCTGCGGGGCCGCAGGTGCCTCGCAGGCCTCGACCTGGCGCGGATCAACGACCTGTCGTCGCTGGCGCTGCTGTTCCCGCCGATTGCCGATGGCGAGCGGTGGAAACTGCTCTGGCGCCACTGGTGCCCGGCCGACAACATCGAAGAGCGGTCGAGGCGGGACCGCGCGCCTTACCTGGTCTGGCGTGACCAGGGCCACCTGATCGCGACCGAAGGCAACACGACCGACTTCAAGTTTGTCGAGGTCGCGATCTTAGAGCTCGCCGGCATTTACAACATCGAAGAGCTGGCGTTCGACCGCACGTTCGCTGGCGAAATCATCCGCAACCTCGCGGACGAAGGCATGAACCTGGTCGAGTTCGGGCAAGGCTTTCTCAGCATGGGGCCGGCCGCGGCGGAATTCATGCGCAAGGTGCTGGCGCGCGAACTGCAGCACGGCGGCGATCCAGTCGCCGACTGGTGCGCTTCGAACGTGTCGATCCGCACCGACCCGGCCGGCAACGTCAAGCCGGACAAGGAACGCTCGATCGAGCGCATTGATCCGATCGTCGCGGCGATCATGGCGGTTGGCCGCTCGATGGCGGAGGAGTCCGGCATCTATGCTGATGGCCGCGGCCTGCTAATTGTCGGAGGCTAGTGATTCATGACAGCGTTGATGAGCATCGACCAGTTCCGCGGGGAACTGAGGGCGAAGCACAAGCCTGTCGGGGGAGTGTACCGGGTCAGCGTGGCGCAACCGCTGCCGGTGGACGGTGTGGCGCGCACGCTGCGGTTCTGCTTTTCGGACGGCAGCGTCGATCGGATGAACGACACGATCGCCGCTGCCGGCTGGGACCTCACCGACTTCTCGGCGAATCCGGTGGCGCTATGGGCGCACGATAGCTCCGCTCCGCCGATCGGCGGGGCGCGCAACGTCGGCGTCGAGGGCGACCGTCTGCTGGGTGACATCGAGTTTGCACCGCCGGAGACCTATGCGTTTGCCGACACGATCTACCGCCTGGTGCTGGGCAAGTTCCTGCGCGCGGTCAGCGTCGGCTTCCTGCCGACCCGCT